TTGAAGAAGTCATTTTTTCGGGGAGCTGTACAAACAGCGGGAAGCCCCAGCACAAAGAGACACAGACAAAAAAAGTCGCGTCTCTTTCTTATACGCTTTTCGCCGGCTCACGTCTCAACAGCAAGAGCGGCGTCACAATGAACCGCGCGGACCCGCGGGAGGAATACAAGACAGAAGAAACGGTTATTACCGTGAAATCTTCTACTTTCCTGTCGGGTACGCTCAACGGCAGATTGCGCACAAACGGCGGCAAGCCGGAACGCGTGACGCGCATTGTCCATATTCCGGTATGGCGGGATGTTATCACGCGGCACGGCGGCACGATCTTGAACGCGGCACGCCACACGAAAAAGAGCAAGACCATCACGCATACGATACCGGCAAAGACAGAGAAGCGATTCGATTCAACCCGCGGCACACTCTTAAACGGGAAAGCCGTGATGGGATACATGACAATCTAAGGAGGAACAACAATGAGCGAAAATATCGTCCGCTTTATTGGCGACACTACTGTACGCTCGCTGTGGGAGAACGGGCCGACCGGCTCGACAGGATTCTCCCGCATTTTGAACCCGGAGGCGCGCAACTTTACGATGGTCGCGTTCCAGCAGGCGAAACCTCTGCTCGATTCTGAAATGAACCTCATGCAGCTCATTCAGAACAAGCAGAAAGCGGACCTCATCCGCAACCTTTTAAGCCCGGGCATCATCACGATGAACACGACAACGGGCGTCACGGACAAGAAGAATACCGTTCGCATTTCTTCGGCGGTAGCCAACATGAACGGCTGGCTCCTCTATCTGTATGGCGCGAACCGGACAGACACGGCCTCGGACATTATTTTTTCGGCA